GACCCACAGGCGAATCAGGCGAAATAGATAACGCGGTGCAATCCAATGCACAAACTGGCGGCGCAAGTCCGACCGATTCGCTCTAACCCTGTGAGAAACGTGTGAGAAATGGCAAATAACCAGAATTTAAAACCGTTCGTCAAAGGCTATGACCCTCGGCGCAATATGAAGGCAGTGCCGAAGGAAACCACCCTAATCCGTGAGAAGATGCGGAAGATTGCCGCTGAAATTATCGGAGAGGGTACAGAGGCGGAGATGTCGCGCTTCGAGGCCATGCTTCGCCAGTTGTGGACATCCCGCAACCCCGCCCATAATAAGCTGGCCTTGCAGGTGCTTGACCCGAAGTTACTAACGGAACACTCCGACATAACCAGCGACGGGAAGGCGATACAGATCGGCATAAAAGGATTCGATGACATCCCCGACGATTGAGATTGACCCGTCGGTTATGAATGATGTGTACCTTCCCCAATTCAAGAACATGGCGAGGGTGCAAATTCTTTATGGTGGCTCGTCGTCTGGTAAGAGCAAATTCAAGGCACAGCAAGCGGTGATAGATACGCTGGACGCCACGAGGACGGGCGGGCGGAACTGGTTGATATGTCGCCAGGTAGGGCGCACAATACGCGGCTCGGTAGCGCAGGAAATAAACAGAGTGATTACCGAATGGGGCTTACAACAATTTTTTAGTATCAACAAAACAGACGGTACGATAACCTGTATCAACGGGTATCAGATTATCTTTAGCGGGCTGGATGATGTGGAAAAGCTAAAGTCCATCACCCCCGCACAGGGCGCAATTACCGATGTATGGGTAGAGGAAGCGACCGAGACCGCGCAGGATTCAATCAAGCAGTTATTGAAACGCCAGCGCGGTGGAAATCCAAAGACGCCCAAACGCCTGCACCTGACATTCAACCCGATATTACAGCAACACTGGATTTATCAGACGTACTTTAGCGGTATAGGCTGGATGGATGAGCAGAAGAAATATAAGACTCCTGAATTATCCATCCTAAAGACTACGCACCTTGATAACAAATTCCTGACCAGTGACGACCGCAAAGGATTAGAGCAAGAGACCGACAGTTATTATTATCAGGTGTACACGCTGGGTAATTGGGGCGTACTGGGTGATGTAATCTTCACCAATTGGAAGGTAGATGATTTATCACAGATGCACGACCAGTTTACCAACAGGCGCAATGGCTTAGACTTCGGTTTTTCCAGTGACCCCGCCGCTGTGGGCGTGAGTCATTATGACAAGATGCGTAAGACGATTTACTTTTATAAAGAGCTATACGAGACAGGACTTACCAATGACGTACTAGCCGAGCGCGTAAAGGAAATGATAGGCGATGAGCGAATTATCTGTGACAGCGCAGAGCCTAAGAGTATTCAGGAATTGAATAATCACGGCGTATCTGCGGTAGGTGCAAAGAAGGGTAAGGACTCGGTAAACTTTGGAGTTGACTGGTTGAAACAGCAGACCATCATAGTAGATAGAACGTGCGTCAATCTGATAAACGAACTGCAACAGTACCACTGGAAGAAAGACGCGGGCGGTAATAGCCTAAAGATACCAGTGGATAAAAATAATCACCTGATAGACGGCGGACTGCGGTACGCCTACGAAGATGATATGAACGATGTTGATTATTCAAAAATGATAGATTGGGCGTGAGGTAAAAAATGGCAATATTCGGACTTGTATCACAATCGGAACACAATAAACTTTTGAAAGAAATCGAGTCACTAAAAGCCACGATGCCGACCTTTGAGCGGTGGCAATTGGAAACGGCGGAGGCTGAAAAGTTCACACTCCCCGACCCGTCAGTATACGGGAATCAAGCTGACTTATACAGAAAACTGTCATGGGTGATGCTGGCCGTTGATCTTGTGGCCTCTGCTGGTGCGCTTACCCCATTTGATGTGCTTCGGGTAATCTCCGAGAAAGAACCGAAAGACATCCCAAACCACGAATTCGAGCTGCTATTGTCGCGGCCTAATGACATGGATTCGCGGTATGAATTCCTGTATGCTACTATCGCCTTTTTCAAACTTACAGGAAACGCTTACTGGTGGTTGAATAAAAAAGACGAATATAGCAAACCCGATGAAATGTGGTTTATCCCCTCGCAAATGATAACCCCTGTCCCTGATGAGAAGATGTACCTAAAAGGGTACATCTATTACCCAGGAAACGGGCGGGAAATCTTTTTAGAGCCGCATGAGATTGTACACTTCAAGCGGTTCAATCCGTTTTCAAGGTTTATTGGACTTTCAGCCATTGAATCAATCGCCTTAGTTGCACAGGGTGATTTAGGTATGCAGGACTGGAATACAAGGTTGTTCAGGGAAAATAACGCCCGCCTGCCTGGAATCCTGACATTTGAACAGATGGTAGCCGACCAAACATGGAACAAGATAAAAGAGGATACCCGCGAGGCGTCAAAGTCTAGGGAGCTTCTCATGCTTCGGGGTGTGGGGCAAGGCGGTGTCCAGTGGTTACAACATTCTGTATCTCAGCGTGAGATGGAATTCCTCGCTGGACGTAGGGCGAACAAGGAAGAAATAATGACGGCGATTGCTAAGGGCAGTTATACGATGCTGTCAGAGAACGCCACACAGGCCAACTCAGTTGTTGGCCGTGCTTCGTTCAATGAATTGGAGGTCTACCCAACCCATGTAATGATGGCCGAAAAGATAACCAACTCAATCCTTCCTTTGTACGGAGGCCGTCAACTTATCGGTAGATTTGAAGATATTAGAGTTACGGATAAAGACTTAGAGATGCGCGAGCAAGAGGCATTTGAGCGCACCCACACGGTAAAAGAAGTCCGAGAGGAATACTACGGCGATGACCCGTTAGGCGATGAGCGTGACGATTTGTTACCATCGCAGATTACACAGACAAGCGGACAACCCGAACCGCCCCCGCCCCCCGTTGTGAATAACGTGACGCCTGATAAACCAATGCAGGAACTACCACAGACCGAGCCGAACAACAACGACGCACAAGAGCCAGTAAAAGCGGACTTAGCCCGCTGGCAACGTAAGGCATTGAAGAAGATTGGGCAATTTGTGCCATTTGAAAGCGACGTAATCCCGCAGTATTTACGGGAACAGATCGAATCCGCTTTACCTGCTTGTAAAACCGAAGGCGATGTTCGCAGGGTATTTTCCACAAAGAATAAAAGCGACATCCTAGTATTGGCCGAAGCAATCAATAAGGCGGTACAGAGTGAGACTAAATAGCTTAGTAATTCAGGCAGTAAAGCTAGTCCCTGACGTTCTACCTTATCTTACGGATAGGGCTAGGTTTATATACTTTGGTGCGATGCGGGCGGATGCTTACAAGTCCTATGAAGATATGCTGTCAAAGATTCAGGTACTTGTACAGGATACCTATAAGGGAAAGGTTAGCACAGGTGGATTTACTGACCGCATGGCTTCTATTATCGGCGGCCAGTTACGGAACGCCTATAATACAGCATGGATAAATGAGGGCATGGACGATGATAATACATCCGCCGCCCTGCCTGATTACCTCGAAGAGTCTCTAGTTGATATGATAGCCGAGCAGACCAATACAAGTTGGTCTTATCAATTCTTTACCGACATCATGGCCGCCCGAACGAGCGGCGACCCAATAGAGCCGTTATTCTCACGCGCTGAGTTATGGGCGGGCCAGTGGAATACGGCCTACGAAAACGCAACGAGCCTGATCACCTTGAACAATGGAGGCCGTGAGGAATGGGTACTTGGAGCGACCGAGGAACATTGTCCCGAGTGCGCCGCACTAAATGGGATTGTCGCGCTTGCGAGTGAGTGGAACGCGCTAAACGTTTACCCAAAGAATCCCCCCAATGATTATCTTACGTGTGGCGGCTGGCGGTGCGACTGTGAGCGCAGAGCGACAGACAAGAAGCGAAGCCGAAACGCCTACGCCAGAATCAAGAAGATTGTGGGCTGATAATGCAGATAAAATTCCCCATTCGTAACCTTGAAAAGGTAAAGAAGTACATCGCCTCTTTACCTCGTGGTGTTACCTTTGTCGCGTTGAAAGCTATTAGTGATTGGCTGGTAGGCGACTCACAGAGCGGACTTAGACACCCTGAGCCGTACAAGTACGTTAGTCGCAAGTCTGCTTATGGCTTTTCATTCTTTACCGACAAACAAAGACGCTGGTTTTTCTGGGCGTTACACTCTGGTAAAATCAACCCTGGACAGAATAACCGTACAGGAAAATCAACCGAGGCATGGACATACACCCCGCAGGAAAAGGGTAAAAATTATACATTCCGATTGGTGAATGACACGGCGGGAGGATACTGGACACGCCACGACAAACGACAGGCGCGGCAGTTGGGTAAGGTAGGCTGGTGGACGGTTGCCAAAGTTGTGGCAAAGAATCTCCCCGCCGCAATACGAGCAGGGCGGGCGGCGGTAAAGAAGCACCTAGACAAGAAAGGATAAGAAACTATGAATACAATTTACGGATTTCCTGTTGCTAAAATTTCAGGATTCCCTTACGGTGAATGGACAGCCGAAACCCCAAAAGATGGGGGGTATTATTGGTATTATTCATCTTCCAATCAAGAGCCGCGCATTATAAAATTATACAGTATTGGGGATGGTGAATATCTTGACGAACTGAGTGATTATGTTTCGTTTATTAGAGACGATACAAGCAGGTTTCTTGGCCCTTTGCCAGTACCAGAAACGCCGAAAGGATAACCGATGTTCAAAGAACTATACACAATGATTGACGAGTTGCATACGATAACTAACTCCGCACAATTCAAGCGCATGTTGTATCGTCACGCAACATCAAAC